GAAGTACACCTACGACGAACGCCTTAGGGCAAGGGATCTTCAGCATTGCGAAGACTCGGCTCGGCGTTATAAAGAGGCTCTTGATGCTGGCATCTCCGAAGAACACGCAAGGGGAGTATTGCCGTTTGACTACCGCCAGCATTTTGTCGTTACGTTCAATCTGCGCTCTCTCATGCACTTCCTTGACCTGCGGGGCAAGGCCGATGCACAGATAGAAATTCATCAGATGTGCCAGATGATGATGCCTCACTTTGAGCAGTGGATTCCCTCAGTCCATAACTGGTACACAAAAAATCGCTGGGGCAAGGCCCGCTTAGCACCATGACAAAAGAATCACGCCGCACACCATTCAAGTTTGCCGTTGGCGATAGAGTTGCCGAAAAGCCTCGGATTCACCTTGGTATTGCTGTTAATCCAGAGAATCAGCGCCGCTATTCATCGCGAATTGGTACGGTAACAGAGCTTAGGACCAAGACCAGAAAAGACGGGCATCAGCGTAAATATCTTGCTGTGCGCTGGGATGGCTTCAACTCATCATCCGAGCATGACCAAATGAGAGTATGCGCTGCCACGGAACTTAAGTCCTTGGAGGAAGACCTGATTTTGAATCACGACTGAATTAGGAGGGGATGCCACCGGCTCTCGCGCCTGCATGGCTTGGTTCAGGCGATCCCCATACACCTCAGGACAAGAGGTCTCCTATCGGTTGAGTTGAAAACAAAACCTAGCACAAGCCATGAACAAGTACGAAACAGGCATAAAACTAATTGCACACGGGGTGGAATCATACTTCAAGCCCTGGTATTTTGATGGGAAAGTTGTCTATTGGGGCAACCCAGAGCAGACTGAGTCGGGCGCACGGGCGTCAGCGCAAGAGCTAAAAGCTTTCCTGATTAATCGGATCAAATGACAAGTCATCGCTCTCATTCCGGCAAATTAAATATTTCCGACAAAAGCGGAGAATGGATTGCAACCATTACCACTAACTGCGAAACCTTTGAGATAGCTTTAAATGCGACTAATTTTGAAAGTGCAATATTGCAGGGCGAGCAACTTTATGCTGATTTGCGTGCAGTTGCTAATCCGAAGCCGTATTGTTGGCAGTGCCTGCATTGGAAGTTAGTACAATCAGAATGCAGTCTTGGTTTTGCCGAGGGGAAATCAAGTGGCGGAAGATTTGCCAGCCAATGCTCGGCCTTTTGGATCAACGACTGATGTCCCTAGCTGGGCGATAGATTTTGGCAATGGTTTTTACATTGAGATATTGAATGACGACGGGCAAGGCGTTTTTTACAGGGCTTGCAGTCCGGGGGGAGCTATTTGCAGGTATTCAGATGATTTTTGGCGTGCAAAGACTTATTTGTATCACATGATGAATCCTTAGGTTTCGTCTAGGGTTCCGTGCTCCATCCAGTAACCAATTAGATCTTCACGCCTTTGGCTCCAGAATGATTGGCTTCTAAACCATTCCTTCCAAGGCTTGTCGCTTTTTGATCCATTGCAAAACTTGCAGCAACACAAAAGATTGTTTACAACGCTCATACTGCCACCTTTTGATCTAGCAAGGATGTGATCCAAGGTGTCTCCGGGTTGGCCGCAGTAAGCACATCTATTGTCCCATTCATCAAGTATTTGACGCCTGAACCTGTGCTTGCTGGTCTTTTTGGGTACAAGCTCAGAGCCTACTATTTCATGTCCAATAAAGCCTCCGTTTAGAGGCAGCACTTCCATCTCAAAACTAATTATCTCTTCTGTTAACTCTTCCAGCCTTGAAGCAAATATTTCACTAAACTCTTCAGGGTTTTGGTCTTCCTTGGCTGAAGTCAAAAACATAATTGTTGCGGTAGTTAAATAGCGTTTTTCTACTTGATAGGAAATGCTATTTTCTGGTACTCGCTTGGGGCATTTTTGCGGATCGCAGACCCACCCATTTTTGCCATGAGTCATTTGGTCTGTGGTCAGATACTCTCTGCACAGACTGCTCCTCCTGCATTGCCTGAACTCAGCTGCCACTACTGCCGTCATCAGGCTTACTAATGCTAGCCAATAGGCTTGCTTTAACCTTTGCTGCCCTGGACCGTTGCATCACCGTTATAGCGACCCGTCTTTGAGTAACTGTTTAAAGGAACTTCGCTCATCCTCATAAAGATTATCTGCCCTATTTTCAGGCCAGGATATAGCGGAAGATCGCGATGACGCCTTACATTGACCAACTCTAGGGTAAGTTTACTGTTACAGAAACCTGGATCAATCCACCCGGCAAGCAAATTTTCATATCCCTCCCTAGCCCTGCTTGACTTCAATGCAAACTGAGCGCAAACATGATCAGGTATTTTTTTAAACGTTTCATGCGTCTCAGCCAAGACAAACTCACCTGGCGTCAATCGATAAGGGTTCTTTTCAGTTCTGTTCGAGATGTCAACATGGAGCAGGTCTTTTTGCCCAGCGACTTCAATCATCAGCCCGCTGCCAAGCCTCACGTCAAGCGAGGCCGGGTTGATTAGATCTTCTGACCAGTCTTCCATTGCTCCGCCATAGCAAAGCGATTTAATTTCCCAGTCGCAAAGCACAGTCATTTTTAGTAGTCCCAGCGTATTCTTGGGCCGCCCTCTCGCATACCGAGATGAACGAATCCTTTATTGGCCCCATATCCTAAACTATGCGGCCAGTTTTGGTCACACCATTCTTGTACCTCATAAATGTCAGAGCCTTGCACATAAAAATCCACAGCACCAACCCCCGGTGCCGGGTACAAGTGCTCTGACCCGCTAGCACCGCCAACCGATCTGTTTATAGCTGGTGGTCTGTAGCCAGACGTGATTACGACTGGCTTGCTACCAAACCTGCCACGAACACGCTCTAAAAATGCCGCGAGAGTGGCTGCGGTGTCTAGCTGGTGTTGCTCGTTGAATCTGCGCTCTTCTTGATTTAGAGCAAACTCACCCAGAGTGATGTGTGGGGTCAGCCGACTGGTGAATGGAGACCCAGGCCGTAGCTTGGCAGTCTCAGTAGGCGGTGACTGATCGCCACCTTTCCAAAGGTTACCCTCGGCCTGCCTTCGACGGCGTAATCCTTGCTCAAAATGAGAACCGGGGTTTCGATAGAGCAGCATCGCGTCAGGAACAGATTCCCAGTCTTTCGCACGAAGCTTCGAGCTAATTGTTTCAAATCCCTCTGCGCCCATGAACCCAGCGCCGAGGTTGTAGGCAAAGCTGATCAGCGCGGCCTGCTGATGCTCCGCCATTTCTGACCAGTAAGGAATGGTCTGAGAAAGCTTCTCGTCAATTTTGTCTACGGTGCCTTCCAGCAAAGAATCGCCTTCTTTCCTTCTGATCCAGTCGCCTTCCTTTACAGGGCGACCATCTGGATGCGACAGATTGCCCCATCCAATCGTCCAGAACCCTGCGGGGCACAGATATGCCTCGGCGTGCCATCCTTCAAACTTTTTAATCAGGTCTAATGCTTGCTTGTGATCAGATTGCTTCCCGGATTGGCTCCAAGTTGCAAACCATTCACGGTCACGTCGCATCGCTGCGTCATAACCATTACTTACTAGATCTTCTTCTAGAAGCGAAATGCTTGCGGCTTGGTGCGGCAAGCCTTTGTAGTACCTAAAGAGCTGTTCAAGTGAGATTGACTTACTGTTCGTCATTGCTCCACGGTGATTTTATGTGTAGGTCGCCTATCCGCTCAGGCGGTGGCATTGCTGGCGGTTGCGACTTATGCCAGCGTTCAACCTCAGCGTCGATTCGAGGCTTTAGAGTTGCCTCGAATTTGCGACGTTGAATTTCGCGCTTCAATCCTTCAAGAGGAGATCGCGTTGAAAATCTAAAAAGCCACCTCCCATCAGCAGGGATCAGCTCTTTTTTCCTTTCAGCGCCCTTAGTGCATGAAAGATAAGCTGTATCAAGCTGTTATCGCGCAATGGTGATAGCGCAATAACCTCAGAAGCGGCTGCAATCACGATCCATGTGATTGGAGATGCCAAGATTTCTTCGATGCCCATTGGAGATACCTTTATTCCTAGTCGATTCTAACCTTAGTGCTTTCCAAAACAGTTATTCGGTTGCCGTGCTGATTTAGACGCTCGTAAATTTCTTTTCGGTCCATGTTAGCTTGGACTTTTTCCGCCTTCATGTCTTGGTGCAGATCTTCCAACTTGGTTGCAATCGATTCAAGCCCAGCCGACAAACGTATAACGGCTTCGCGGGACTCGGAGGTACGTCTGCTAAAACCAGATATACTCATTCCGGCAATACCAATAGACGCCCCCAGGATCGCGGCATAAATTTCGATCACTGCTAGCTAAGCACGTTTTGCTCTCTGTATTTTAACTAAAGTTCTTGACTGGGCCGTTTTGCTGCTTCAAGAAGTTGCTGCAAAATTAGTGAAAGTGTTTCCTTGTCATTACTAGCGGCTGCATCGATCATTAACTGAGCTGCGACATCTAGGTCTAACGGCTCTGGTTCGGGCTCTGGTTCAGGTTCAGGGGGTCTTTCAATAACCTCATAGTCTCCGTCAACCCAGATCACCTGCTGAGTCTGTGGATCAAAATCTGGCAGCGAATACGGACCAGAGAAACCTGCCTCGCTGATTTCTAGATCCGTAAACGTGCTGGAGTCTGTACGAGTGAAACCGTTAGGGAGATTAATTCGATGAGGCAAAGGCTCGGGCTCTTGACCTTTAAATGAGTAAAGAATCATAATCCGTACCTCCCTTTATACTCATTATAGTTTTGTGTGACTTCTGATGCTGTTAGGGCTTTGTCGTAGCAAAGGATCACTCCGTAATGGCCGTTCCAAAACTCAACGTTTGCATTCTTGCCAAAAACATTTGGCCCCCTGGTAAACGCGTTAGCAGAAGAAAAACTACCGAATACAGAGCCGTTCCTGTAGAGAGTGTAAGTGTTTCCAGATCTCACCAAGCAAAGGTTATACCAAGTGTTCACTACTGTGACGTTAGAAAAAGATCCCATATTCAGAACAAAAGAATCTACAACATTTAATCCAGTGCCAAGCTGTATTTGAAAAGATCCAGTGGCGGTGTTCGATATAAGACTTCCGCCGCTGCCGATCCTTTTAACAAAAAACGATACACTAAAGTTTGAATTGGGGTTAAATATATCTGATGATGTTAGTATAAAATCATTAGATCCATCGGTTACAATAGAGCCGCCGTTTGCACTGTCAAATGTTGGCCCGTTATTTAGAGTCGCATTATTGCTGCTATCGCTTAAATCAGTCCAAATTATTCCACTGCCAGGGTAAGAAGTTGTGTCTCCTGCGTCTAAATTAAGGACCAAACCAGAAGTCACGAGATTTCGCACCCAGGATCCTGTGCGCTTATAAAGAGATTGCTCGCGCAGGGTGTAAGAACCAGAGGTGGTGCCCAGTGGTTCGTTAACCCTGCCAATCGTGCCGCCGTTATAGTTAGCCATTACAGTCCGTATCTCCCTTTTACTGCATTGTAGTTTTGTTGGACTTCTGATGCTGTTAATGCTGTTCCCCAGTAGACCCTGACGATGGGAATATCAGCAGGGGTGTAGTGTACTGCCAATGAGCTGCCGGACGGCCAACTAACAGTTCTTCTACCCGCAACAATCCAATACCTTGTGCCATTATCAGTAGATGCATTGGCTGCACTGTTTGTACTGACCAGATTATTGTCTCTGTACAGTTTCAAACTTGAGCCATCCCAAGTTCCTACAGCATGATGCCAGTTGTTGTCATTAGTTGTGATCGTATCAGTTGTGACTTCTACATTGCCGTCGTAATGACCGAAACGTAATTTGCCATCAGTACCCATGTATATCATTCTGTCATAGTTAGATACGGCTCCTGTTGCAACATTGTTAGCAGCGATTAAAGATTTACCACTTGCTACGGAAGACCTAAACCACACCTCAACTGTGTATGACCTACTGTCTGCCGTGTATGCAGGGCTGTATCCATAATCGTTTACTCCATCAAAATTGATATACCCATCATTATTACTAAAAAAGGTAGGTTCGTTAACTAATGTTATGTTATTTCCGCTGCCACTTAAATCAGTCCAAGTTGATCCACTACCAGAATAAGAAAGAGTATTACCTGCGTCTACATTAAGAGTTAACCCGCTTGTAACTATAGGGCTACTACCAGGCCACGCCTCAAGGCGTCTTAGGCGGCTTACCTCGGGTATCGTCCACATTCCCGAGGCTCTGAACCCAAGAACTTCTGTGTCAAATATGGTTGTTGGTGGTGTGAAGTTAGCGGTGTATCTTGCGGTGCCATTTGTGGCTCTAATTCCTGCAAGCCGACCCCCGTCAAAAGCATTAGTGCTGCCGTCAGTGCCAATTTGAAAAGGCGCTGTAGTATCGTTGCTTATTGCGGCACTTGATGTAATCGTTGTAGCTAAAGTGCCTCCAATAAATACTCTAATGCTAGAGCCTTGCCTGCAAACTGCATAATGCGTCCAGGTATCTGCCCCAAGCGCAACGCCTGTATTCACGCCATTTGCTATGTCCCAAGACGATCCATTTGAGGTTATGTAGATATAGAATCTGTTGTTTAAATAAAGGCCGAAAAAGATATAATTGACAGCACCTCCTGATCCTCTTCTTTTTTGAAAAATAGTTCTAAATGAGCTATTGCTTTGTGAGCTATATCGATATACCCACCCTTCAATCGTAAAATCGTTGGTGCTTAGGTCAAATTGTCCTTGATCAGGGACGCTGAATACGTCACCATCAAGGACAGAATAAGAGGCATTACCAAAGTTTGTGTTAGAAGCGTCAAGATCGACTCCTGTGGAAGTCACAGTAGCGGCATATTTACTACCATCAATAAAATCGCCGCCGTTTAAGATTAAGCCAACGTCGTCGTAATTAGGATCAGAACTGGGACTGACTATTCCGTTTTGCTCGATGACATTCTTAGACCCCAGCCTGCCACCATTAAAGCCCAGCATTAAGAAATATCCTCGTAACCGATAACAAGTTCCAAGTCACTTGCTGCACTAGCTAACGCTCTAAGACTATCGCCTTCCTCTAGATAGAAATAAGTGTCTTTTGTGCTTATCAGTTGGGTTGCATCAGCTGGTACTGTAATGGTCTTGGCTAGGTATCTATCAGTGCTACCGTCATAGATGCTTACGCTGATGTCGGCTGTGTTTACTCCGTCAACATTAGAACAAAAAATACTGTTGACCTTTAAAACTTTGTTGCTTGCAGCAGCGTTAGATAGTGCCGCCCCAATTGTGGTGGTCACTGCATAACGTGCAGTTTTGCCCGTAATGGTTGTAGGGCTTTTGAGGTTAGGAGCTGCCATTAGAAAATCATCCCTGCAATTACTGGATCGACTCCGACTGAGCCGCCACCGCCGCCGCTGCCAATTTCAACGACAGCTCCAGCGTCTGTTTTGGTAAACAAACCTCCGTCACTGGTGTTCACTAAAAGTTCCGCTGTTGCCGAAAAATTACCTGCAACAGGGTCGCTAGTGCCTCGTTTGTGCCGGATCAGATTTGCCATAAATCAGAACGTGCCTCCATCAACTGTGGATGTGCTTGATAGGTAGTCTGTGCCTTCTGTAGCAGCTGTAAAAGCTCCGGTCCCGTTGCCCTTAATAACTCCTGTTATCGTAGTAGCTCCCGTTCCGCCATCTGCAACAGCTAGTGTTCCAGTGATGCTAGATGCACCAAGATCAACGGCTATTTCGCTGGATTCAATTACAAGGCCGCCGTTTGCTTTTAGGTCAGCACTGATTGTGCTGCCTACAACGTCAATTCCGTCTCCTGCTGTTGGCGGTGCGGCAGTTGACGCAATTGTGATTGAGCCGCTGCCTTCAGTGATCGTTACGTTTGATCCAGCTGTCAGTGTTGCTAGCGAATAGCCGGATCCATTGCCAATTGCAAGCTGACCGTTGGCAGGAGTTGCGGTCAGAGCCGTTCCGCCGTAAGCAACGCCCAGAGCGGTTCCGTTCCAAACTCCCGAGGTGATCGTGCCGACCGACGTTAGAGATGAACCTGTGACACCAGACCCTAGCGTTGTGCTGCTTAAAACTGTTGTGTCATTGATTTTATAGTCTTTGCCGGATACAAGATCAAAGTCTTCGCTGCTTGTCCAGCAGCCAGTGCTATTGATCCAATTAATTGTTTTATTTGTTGCCCCTAATAGTGAAATTCCGCCTCCATCTGCTGTCGCGTCTGAGGGAGTCGTGACATCACCAAGCGTGATGTTTTTATCTTTTACGTCAACAGTTTCAGTGTTAATTGTGGTCGTCGTTCCATTTACAGTTAAATCTCCTGAAACGGTTAAGTTGTTTGAAAATGTTGTATTTCCGCTTAATGTTGCGCCACCAAGGTTAAGTGTCCCTGTGATGGTTTTAGTCCCAGAAATGGTCTGATTTCCGGTCAGATTTACAAAAGCTCCAGGGCCTGCAATGGCGATGACGGAGCTGCTTTCCCCGTTTCCTGCGTCACCAAAGCCGTATGCCAGGACGCTATCTACCTCTGAGAACGCTAACTCAGAGGGGGCAAGAACTGAAGGCAGGCCAGACGCTCCTCCTGCAGCTCTTTTTTTGATGCGGATTGTGTTCGCCATGGCTCAAAAATTGCCTCCAATGACCAGAGTTTGAATAGTCCACACATCATCCGCTATGAACTTGTTGGATGATGCCGAGTAATAGACAATACTTTTATCCACTTTAGCAGTTGTGTCCACATCAAAGCCAACGCCAGGTGGTCCCATAGGACCAGCTGTAGAAGCTGTTACTACAGATGTTTGGGGGGTTTTTAATACAGTCGATCCAGAAGAATCGGTGACCGTTACTGAAGTTGTTTCGTTTGTTACGTTGACTGTAGTCATTCTGTATACCCCTGAGATACCGTAATGACTCCCTCTAGGTAATAGTCCTTAACACCCATAGTGTTTGTAATCAAAACATCGTAGTAAAGGGTTTCGGGGAAAGTTGCTGTTTGAGCGTCAGTCAATGATATTTTTATTTTACCTTCGGACCTACTAGTGTATTCAATAGCAAAATCTGCATATTTCCGAACTCGTTCTTTGTCCCAAGCCTGCGCAGCAGCAGTCGAGCCTGTGAGGTCAACTGCCGAATCCGTGCTGTCTTTGAATTGCAGATCAAGCGAATAGTCGGCCCTGCGCTGGATAGTGAAATTGTATTTGCCGGGGGAAACAGACATCAGACTTTCGCCATCAACTCAATACTAGCTCAGTTTATTTTAATGGATCGGGCTTACCCGAAAGGATCAAAACTGCGCGACGGTAGAACATGCAGTCAGTCTTGCCTGCCTTTTCTAAGGCAACCTTAACTTTCTCCCAGTTCTCTAGCGTGTGACGATCCATGCTTTTATAGTCCATACCGTTGCTTAACTGTGTTGTAGTTTCCTGAGATCTCCCCTGTTGTCAGCAATCGATTATAAATTCTAAATATGGAAATATTCCCATCCCAGTTATTGTCACTACTAAACGGTATTGTTGGTCCCCTGCCTATGTCTAAAGCGTTGCACCCACTCACTACGCTTCCCCCTAAATTTACATTGGTTGGAGTATCTAATGCTCCGTTTTTATACAGTGCGATGCTTGTGCCAACGTCGCAAGTTACTGCAATGCAAGTCCAGGTATTAGAAGTTTGAATAAAAGAAGAGCTTTCTAATACTGTACTATTGTTGTTGTCACCTTCTGTGCCAAAAGCAGTCTTAATTACACTAGCTCCACCTCCACCTGAGCCAGAACTGTCATATCTCAAAGAAAAGCCAGTGTCCGAGTTATGATTTGAGTCGCATCTTATTAAACCACGGTTATTGTTAATTACGTCTGAATTAAACCAAATTTCGATTGTTAATTGGCTCAACCCATTGATTAAAGTTCCTCCAGCGGAGCCAAAAATCACTCTATCGTTATTACCGTCAAACTCTATCGACCCTCCATCTGCTGAGTCATAAGATGCGCCATTAGTAAGCAATCCGTTTAAACCGCTGCTGGATAGGTCAAACCAAGTCGTTCCAGTACCTGGGTAAGAATCGGGATTTCCTGCATCTATGTTTAGGATTAACCCTTGTTGGGCAACTGCACTTGTAGGCCCAAATACACTGATAATGCTTCCAGGAATCATTGTTCTGCCTCAGGAGAAATTAGTTGCAAGTGTGCAAATAATTGACGTGCTTGATCGGACAACGTAACTCAAGACATCCACCGCTCCAGTTCCGGTCGAAAGGGTTGGCGCTACCCCACCCGCAAAATCATAATTACTGCCAAACGCTAAAGTTCTGCCGCCTGTTGTTGCATCCTGTGTGATAAAAATGCAGCCAGATTGTCCCGGTGTCACATTGGTAGGGTTGTCAAGTGTTCTGTTTCCGTCGAGTGTCACGCTATAAAAGTTATTTTCATTTAGGTCAATTGAGATATTAGCTGCATCGGTTAATGCAGTGATACTTCCGCGTTGCGCTTTGGAAAATGTTTGATTTTCGTCGTCTTTAACTGTTGCAGAATCAAAAGCCTCAACTGAAACGCCAATGTCAGATGTCTCTAAGAATGAACCTGTGCTCCCACTACTAGCAGCAGTAATCCTCCCTTGCTGGTCAACTGTGATCGATGAGTATGTATAGCTTCCCGGCGTTACTGCGGTGTCGTCTAAATCAAGGGTGATAGACCCGCTTCCATTTGTTGTTGTGAGACCTGTTCCGCCGGTAATAGTAGCTTTCGATAGAGATCCGCTACTATTCCCTATCAAAAGCTCGCCACTTGCATAAGTTGTTTGCGACGTGCCGCCGTATGCGGTGCCGACCGCAGTGCCTTCCCAAACACCAGTCGCAATCGTGCCGACGCTTGTCAAGCTCGATGAAACAACGTTTGCACCCAAGCTCGTTGAGTCAAGAACCTTTGTCCCGGCGATCCGATACTCCTTAGGACTTACAAGGTTTAAATGTTCGGATGATGTCCAAGCTTCTCCGCTACTGAACCACCTAAACGTTTTGTCCGTTGTCCCTTTAAGTGTTATACCTCCAAGATTTGCGGTTGTGTTTGTTGGGCTAGAGACTACCCCAAGCTCAATGTTGTGATCTTCTACGGCAAGGGTTTGGGTATTTAATGTTGTTGTCGTCCCATTAACAGTCAAATCGCCAGTAATTACAGCGTTTGAACTTACATTCAAATCAGCTAAAGATGTTGTCCCGGTAACGCCAAGCGTAGATGAAAGCGTAGCCGCGCCAGTAACGCCAAGCGTAGATGAAAGCGTAGCCGCGCCAGTAACGCCTAACGTCGATGAAAGTGTAGTTGCTCCGGTAACGCCTAGCGTGCCAGGGAGATTAATATTGCTTGTAAACTCAACTGCATTCCCTGACGAGTTAGTTTGAAGGACTTGATTTGCCGCTCCAGGGGTGATTGAGACACTGGGCTGAGTTGCTGCGCCGCCAACGGCTAGAGGGGCGACAGATGTAACGCCAATTAAAAAACTACTAATTTCTGATTGAAGCTGAGCCGCATCAACAACCCGACCAGATGTGCCGTTTGTAATGTCACTAGAGCTAGCAAGAATTACCGTTCCTGTCGAGCTAGTAGTCGCTGCGTTGACGTTTACTACAGGAACGAATTGAGAAGATGCGTCTTTGTAGATGTAAAGCCTTGCCGGATTCACACTTGTATCGAGCCAAGGATCCCCAGGGCTTGCGCCAGTAGGCGCAGTGGCGCTAACCCAAAAGTTGTTGATCTTTCTTACGTTTCCTGCGGTGTCCTTGCAGGTAAGAAATGGGCCGTCTGCATTGTAATTTACTGCAATTTCACCAAGCCCTAGATCAGAGGCGACCGGCAACCGTTGAGATACGGAGCTTTTCTTATGGACAATATCAAGTGCCATTTGCTATCGAGCGAGGATTCTGGTATTGACCAGTGGTCTGATTCTAGCTGCTACAAGGAAGCATCAAACAACAGCTCCCCTAAGATTTTGCCGAGCACCTCAAATGTCAGTGGAAAATTTGGAGTACAAGCCGTCAAGGCAAGCACTGCACCCCCTGTAAGTTCCGCGTAATGTCCGGCATTTGTTGAGCTGTCCCCATCGTTGTTTGCGCCTGAGGTTTGCCCTGCATTGTATCCTTGGCAACTAAGAAATGTTTTAGAAATATTTTTTACAATTGTAAGATCACTTAACTGTGTACCGGAAGTGACAGTATTAGGAGAAAAGATGACTGTAGCTTCAGTTTGGCCTGTGAAAACAAAACCGTAAACCCGAGAGCCACTAGGAACAGTACCAGCTTGTATTAGATTTGAAAGCTCTAAAGGGCTAATGGTTGGCTCTGTGTCTGAGGTTGCTCCAAATTGCGTGTCAGGGCCATCAATAAAAACCAATATCTGAGATTCTTCACCTCTCATCAAAGCATCCAATAGTTGACCATTTCTTAAACTTCCTCTTGCTTCTTCTGTCGACTCTGAAATTACAATGCGGGCAATATTGTCATCCTTACTTCTAAAAGCACCTAAAGACCCTCGTGGGCCGTTTGGTCTTGCAATGGCGTAAATAGCGCCTGTTTCGTCTTCTTCATTTGCACCTAGGTTATAGCCAGCATCATTAACTCCAGGAGGCAGCGCACCTGTTGGCCAACTTGCGGTTGAGATCTCACTACTATCAATAAAAACTTTGTCTGGGTTGAGGTCCGCAAACAAAGCATCGTCGAAACCCCCAATACTATATCTATTCAAAAATGTTCCAGTGCCTACGCTTTGCGCCGCTAAAGCACTTTCGATTGATGAGATGTTCGTTTTATCTTTGAACGCAGCGGCAAAGTTGTCGTTAGAGATAGATGTGTCAAAAAGGATAGTGACATCTACAGCAACAGGCTTGCGAGTGCTAGCCTTGCTGCCAAAAAAAGCGGGTACTGCAGTGACCATGATTAAGCAACCATAGAGGCGGTGAAAACAATTTTAGTTTCGGGATCGGCAGGAGTGGCAGTCGCAACGTAGTAGCCAATTAAAACGTTGCCGGTCAGTCCTTTCGATTTAGTTATCGGGCTTACAAAAGTTTCGGATACTTTAGACCAATCTTGTCCATTGATTGACTTAAACGGCGTAACCGCTGAAGGCCCTCTAGTAACCAAAATAAACCCAGAAGTCCCAGGTACAGGATTTAGCGGTGTTCCCAAATCAATCGCATCCGTGTTTGCAGTTTGCTCAAAAGTAAAGTTTGTTGAATTTGCAAAGTTGTCTTGACCGCTTACCCAAACTGCAGGCGTTAGCTTAATTACGTCCTCTGGATTTACTGGTGGGATTTGCGCCGTTGGTACGAGACCTGTTGCATCCAGGCTTGCAAAACCATTTGCGACGCCTCTTGTGCTGCTTAGACCAGATGGCGTTACGGATTTAACCGCATCAGTCAGCGCAAGCGTTTCCGCACCAGTGGCAAGCTCAACAATTCCCTTGGCTGTAGTGCTTGCATCTTGAATCAACCCGGCATCGTTTAGATCTGGAATGCGGGCGATTGGAACCTTGACTGTTGCGTCAAGATCACACAACCCGTTCGCAACACCACGGACAGACCCGATTCCTTTTGCTGTTACCGCGTTACTATCGTTTGCGTTTGATGGGCTGCTAATCCCTGCAACATCTGCATCAGTTGCTAACTGAACAATACCTTTTTGTGTTTCGCTAGCCTCAGGCAGTACCCCATCAGCAAAGGTGACAGAGCCTTCAATTGTTCCATTGATCAAAACTTCGTTAGTCAGCTCAGTCCGCTGAGAAGACTGGAAAAGTTCTGTAACATTTAAAGTTTCAAAATCTGTAGGTGTCGCAGGGAAGTCAGGGTCTCCAGCTAGAGCGCCTAAACCTGCAATCTCGCTGTTTACGGTTTGATTTGTACCAAGATCAGTAATTACGTTGCCTTGAACTAAAAGGCCGTCTTCGTTGAAGCCTGTGTTGTAACAGCGACCCCCAAGAAGATTTACAGCAAAATAATCAATCTTATTCTGCTGAGTAAGAGGCGTTGATTGGTACTTGGGTAAAGCTTTCGTGTAATTTCCATAGCCTACAAATTCGTAAGCATGTGCAAAAGCTCTGATCAAGCTGGGGCGGTTAAATTCTAAAGGCCAGTTAGTTCTTGAATTTAGCTTCCCAGATGGTACTGGACTAGATCCATCTGCTGGATTCCAGTTCCTTAAAGCGTCTGTGTTTTGAGGTTCAAGAATCGTGCCAGACAATGTACCATTATCGTGAATGCCAATGTTTTGATTGCTGTAGCCAATAGCCCTTAATAGAGAGCTGATCCCCTTGAAATCAGTTGTGCTTCTTACTTGATCAAGAATCAAGGAATTTGTTGATTGATTGACTCCTAAATCTGTGCTGTCTGGGCTGTTAGATAAGTCGTTATCCAAGACCAAAACAGAACCAGAAGAAGCACGCAAAAGCTCTACCCCCCTGGCGTCTGGGAGCATAGGCAAGCTAGCTTCAAACTTGTCTGCAGAGAAAGAAGCAAACTTATCATTCCTTTTGCTCCGGTACACTCTGTTGGATTCCATGATGGGAGTTCCCACCCTGTAATACTCAGAAGCATTGAATAAAGAAGCGCCGTCACCGGGTCTTATTACTAAGTTGTATACATCGCTGCCAAACTGATTGTCGGCATCTTTTGATTCCGAGACGATAAAAAGTTCATCTGTGCCGTTTGATGGATCCAGCTGTTCATTGACTGAACTGCGATTACCTAAGCGTAAAATGTAGTTGCCTACTGGCCTGCGAGTGGTGGAGCTACCTCCGACTATCAAAGAGTATTCGCGCTCTTCAGGCTTCCTTGTATCAGTAAGCCTGCGAATGTAGACACGATTGCCTTCAAGCGTGCTATTAGTGATAGTCGATATATTGTTTATTGCTTGATCGCTTGATGCAACGACCTTGATTTGCGTAGTGCTTGTGCTTGCGTCGAATGGAACAGTTGCTAGCTTTGCTCGAACGTCAATAGCTTGATCCGTTCCCGCTCCTGGCCCCTCAGTACGACTGCTGTTTTCGATCCAAATATAATCACCCTCTTTCAAGCTATATCCGTTATTTGCAAAAGTAACTTCAGGATCGAACGCTACATCTAAATTGATCGTCCCTGTGACGCTATCGTAACCAGCAGAAGAGACGTTACCAATACCAATTCTTCGTATATTGCTCCCATCCGTCTTTACTTTTAGAGGACGGCGAACACGCTTTGCATCAAATCCTTGATCCTGAAGGAACGCTCCTCCTGTAGTGCCAATGCCTCTGAAGCCACTACTAAGTAAAGCTGTATTTCCAAAATTAGAATTGCTATTGGTAATAGTGCATTCGCCACCTGAAGCCGTCCAGTGGTGGACGCTTGCGCCAATAACAAAACAGCTAACTTCTTGGGTCAGCGCATTATTAATTACCTTAAAGCCAAAACTTCTGTAGTCGGTTTCGTAACACCCAGTAGAAGCGGAAAATTCACCTGAGATTCGTGATCTTACGTTATTGCTATCTGCATTTATGTACTCAGTATATCCGCTGCAAGTCTGCCAGTCCCCTCCGGTATAAATCTGCCAAGCGTTCATATCTCGCTGCAAATTTACAATCGTAAACTGAGCAACTACCATTGAACGGAGACCCGTAACCCCGTCGTTTCCATCCAAGAACATTCCACACATTCCGTAATCAGAACGCAAGCTGCAGTTAAATACATAACCAGAGCTGCCCTTTACAGAATCCGTGGCCGCTGTAACTTGATTGTCAGGGTATTCAGTGGTAATCTGTGTTTCGCCTGGGTTTATAACTTCAACGTCAGAAGCTGAAAGATTAAAAACGGTTGCGATTTTTTGATAATAAGCGGTTAAATCAGACTGAGAACAAAAAGAAAATGCTTGAAGCAGGTGATGAGAAGACTGATAGGTAGGAGAATCTTTAAAAGTAAAATTAAAGAAGAACGAGCCTCCAGTAGTCTTAAATATGCTTCCTCTACCGGTTAAGGGGTTGCCTCCTGCGCTTGGAACAGATGCAGGGCGTATTACGCTTTTACGCAGATCTGCGCCAATAATCGAAACACCCCTAGGGAGAATAACTCCCATATCGTCAGAGTTAAAAGCCCTAAGGTCTTCATCTGTTGGCTCGTAACTGTTTGGCCACTGGCTTACAGCTAGACCTGTACCAGGAGCATTATCGATTACATATTCACTAGCAGCAACCCTGATTACAACACGGTCGTACAAATCATTTGCAGTACCGACTTGAACAGACAGTCTTGCTGCCTCGATTAGCGCCCTGTTAAGCGTCTTGAATGGGGCAGATTCAGAATAGCCAGAGGTAAGCTGCTGGTTGGTGAGAGGAGGCGTTACCGTGTTATCTGCTACACCAGCAACAAATTTGTCAGAGCCAATCTCTTGGTTTACATAAAGGGTGGTCGTAGAAGACGAATCAACCTCCCCTCCGGCAAGACGCAACACCGCGCTAGTGACTTCCCCCGCTTGAGTGCGAAAAGTATTTTGACTGATGTCAATATTGTCAATAGCCCCAGGCTGGCCCGGTGTAACGATTGCCATTTAACCGAATGCTCTTTGGCCTACTTTAGTCATTATACTCCTACTTTTAATGAGATCTCGCCAGATGTCGCAAAAGAAGCAGATCCAACGATAACGTCAGTGGCCCTGACATTGACAGCGATATTCGTTATCAAAATATTGGTGGCGTAGTACAAGCCCCCTCTACCTAAAACGCTACAGGCGTTACTGACCTTGCGCTGCATCAACCAAAACTCGGCTTCAGCTTTTGCGCCGCGTTCTGTGACCTGCAGAAGTTGAAGCAAATAGCTTGGGTCAACAGCTCTATCACCGTTCGCAGCTGAATGATTAACCTCTCCGATCTGAAAATCGAACTTCCCTCCACCCGTGATAATGCTTTTTACGTTTTCGCCAAACTTCTCCCCCACCTGGGTTGTATCAACAGCAGCACCGTCTAGCTCCAAAGACCATTCAGCAAGCTCGCACTGAAGAACCCAAGGGAAGCCGTTGACGTTACTCCTAGGAGTAAGATCTGCGTCGTCGTATTCAGCAGTACCTGCAACGGGACTTAAGTAAGCAGGGGGGAAGTCACAAATGCTTTCTAGACTAACTTCGTCGCGAACATCGCTAAATCTATAGTCGCCAACACCTGAAACGCATTCGGTTAAAGCATTGTTGTATTCTTCCGTGCCAGCAGCAGCAATTAGTAACATGCCAAATTCGTACTGTGCTAAATCCACTTTATTAGCAGTGCCACCGTTGACCGCCGAACAGTAATCGGTATAGAGGCTGAGTCTGTTCAGAGAGTCTCGATAAATAAAATATTCAGCACTTCTGGTTCCTACTCCACAGTAAAAATTATCTGAGTCTTCGCCTACTCCCCTTTTGTAGAAAAAATCATCATTGCTTGATACATGGGAACGATTTGGGCCAGTTTCAAGAAATCCACCTGCATACATTGCAGAGCCATCTGAGCACTGCCCTGACAAGGGTAAACCTTCTTGAGAGAAAAGATAAACCTCGTCTCCCGACCAAAAATCTTGGTTGTTTAAAATAAAAGCGTCAATATCCGCTCTTAGTACAGAAGAGTTTACGACAATAGGAAGAGGGGCTTCTCTTCTTAATCGAACAATTCCGTCAATTCCGAGTACGGCCATAACATTAGAATCCTCCAGTCAACGGCCCAGAAATCTGGAAGCCGACGCTGCAGGAAGTGACTGCACCAACGGACACGCTTGCAGAAACACTGGTCAAAACAGCAGATCCGCTTAGCTGGCTCCCACTTGCAGAATCCAAAACAAGCTCAATACTGCTCAACGGTTCAGACGAGTTGTTAAGTGCGTCATTAAAAAGAGCGGCAGAGCTAGCCTCAGCTGGGTCGTACATGATGTCAGCAGTGCCCGTTGCTCCTCTTAACCCGGAAACATAGGAACGGTCAAAGACTCCAATTCCAGTAGTTTCCAAACTGTCTTTTGAAATGTTTAGCGACCAAGAGCGGACGCGAGCAACCACCGTTCCTCGCCACCTGAGTTGTCCGTTACTGCCAGTGCGAACAGCCATACCTATAAGCCTTTTGAATCATTCTACTCACTAAAGTCAACCATCTAATGTTCCAATTAATTTCACGGTGACTCTTGATCGATCATTGAAAACTGATTGAACCTGGGGAGTCTCTTGCCAACGCCAAGTAACATGGCTTGGGATTTGAGCTTGCAAGGCAGAACTCATTCCATTGAAAATAGACGATGGCAGGGTCAAGGCAGTGCCTGAACCATAAGCAGAATTAAAACAAGCCAAAATCGTTGTTAGCTCTGTATCGTTAGCCGAAAACTCTAAGTCCAAAACAGCGTCGAATGCTTTGCTTCCGTAGAGCCTTGTCGTACCAGCGCCGCTGATGCTGTTAAAACGCTTAGTGGGGTATTCGCCAACCGTATAGGTGCGCTGAGTAGGTGTAAGCGATGGGAAAGAAACTGTCATTAGCCGATCAAACCCTCCAAAAGCCAGTTGCTGTCATTGTCAAAACCATCGACGATCAGGCTCTCATCATTGCTATTGGTTGGAAAGTGAATAGCCTCAACCTCAATGTTACCGTCTTCGTCAAACGAAAGAGATTGAGTCTTGTATGTTTGGACGTTAGTGCTTCCACTGTTTATGCAGAACACTGAATTAGAGAAACTTGTTGAGCCGTTTTGCACAAGCATTGTTGTCTCAGTGATTGTTGTTGAAGCCCCGTCCCAAAGCAGAACAGAATAATTGCCGTCAGCAAGTGGCGGCCAAGAAGTGATTGTTCCGTCAGCAGCAATGGCACCGTTTTGCGGTTGATTGAACGTTGTGGTTTCAAGCCCTAGCTTGAATACGCCGCCAATATCAAGATTGGCCTCGCTAGGGGTAGTCTTGAATTTAATCGAATGAGTTACAAGCCTGCGGAATCTGCATTCCCATTTACCTCTGTCTATTGCATGTCTTTCGCTTGTCGCGAAATCGCTAATATCAATCGACTCTATAGGAGCCAAGTTTTCAACCCCAGCCTCTCGAACTATAATTTCTCTGACAACAGGAAATAAACCCTTGGAAAAATCTCCAATCTCGGTTCTTTCTTCTCGCCACTTTACGGAAATTCTTGGCGGTATGCGATCCGCCGCGTCAAAATAGTTTAATTCAAAAGAGCCATCGATTATATTACCTGACGTGAAAAGTTGGGTTATTTGCTCTGGACCTTCAAAATTTGCTACAGGCTGTAATGCAAACTTACCATTCCTTATGACAAGATCCAGGAGAAAGTCAGCGGCCCTTTGGGCTCCCCATGTTCTAAGATTTTGCTTTTCAGTAATAGCACCGTCAAAGAAATATTTTCTTGAATAGTTCCAGGCAGCAGCAGAATCAAAGCCTTCCTTGTCAATTTGTTGAGGGCTCATTATTGAGCCAACGCCGTATCTATCGTTCGTGAAAAGATCATATAGAACGTCAGGGAATCTGCTGGTGGACCCCACGCCTTTATCCACATAAACGCTAAACTGTTGAAGATTTTTTACCTCTTCACTGCTTTTAATATTCAACCCCACGATCGCTGACGCGAAATATTGTGGGACTATAGCGCTGCTTGAAACATTGTTTACATAAACAATCTCGTGCTCAGGCTGAGAGGCGCTGCTTGTGACTTCATTGTAAATAAAAGCCTCAGCTATCTTTGCATAAGAGTCTACATAGTACGGGCTGTCTTCTCTATTCCCGGCTAGTTCAAGACCTCCTTTGGGGTAGAAAACTGATACTCCAAAACTATCGACACTCCTAGTAATAATTTCGCCTGAGAATTGCAGTACCACTCCGCCTTCGTTAATTGTTTGGATGCTTTGCACCGAGTAGTCCAAAACAGCCAGCTGACCAGCAGCTGCACCTGTGCGTATTTCCCAAGACGATAAAGGCTCGATCCGTATCTCGTAGCGATTCTCAAAAGTAAAATCTAGCTTGATATAGTTGTAAACATCAACGCCAGTAGCACTTCTTGCTCCAAAAATAGTGCTTATTTCTGTAAAAGATGAGTTACTCGATGCGACTCGATAAGAGATGCGAAAAAAGCTATACCTAAGCTCTGGGCCGGTGTAAGTTCCGCTGGCAAAATTTACAGGCGTAGCACCATCAGCGTCATCACCGTCGAAATTATCACATGCCTCGTTGTCTATCTCAGAGTAAGTTTTAGTATCTCTGAAATTACAAATACCTGAAATGCTTAACTGCAAGCGACTTCTAAGACCTATTTCTATCATCCTAGAGCCGCGCTCAGTCACGATATTGGCTATAGCGCAACGCATAATATGAGCAGTGCTACTTGCTATTCGGGCAGAACTAGTATCAGCGTCATTTATAGAGACAAAATCAACTGCTCCAGAGCGCACGACTATAAATGTAGCTGTCATGTCTCTGCCTCCACCCGTGGGAGTCTGGTCAGCATCGGAGACGAATGGTTGCAAGCTACGGTCAGAACAAATTGCCAATGCGCTGCCAATTTTATAAAGCTGACCAATGTTTATTAATTCGTCGTACTGCTTTTGACGCCCCGCCACAGCACCGGCAACATCTCCTACAGTCGCTTCTCCTAAGCCGCCTCCGCGAGTAAAACCATTTGGGTAATCATCCAGAGCACATGAGCTTAGAAGCCTATAGCTAAGTTCATCGCCTTCAATTACAGAAACGCTGTTGCCGGATGTTGCTACGCCATTCTTTGCGTACAAACACGATTTGCCAGGAAAAATTGTGTTTTGTTTGTCACGATTTGCCAGCTCTTGCCAGTCTGACTTGCAATTTACTTCATTATCAGTTCTTACAGTAAACTGCCTACCTGGCCTAAATGTAGGATTAACCCTGTAACCTAGGTTGTTGCCAATGAATCCATATACCCCTATTGAAGTTTGTGTAGAAGGCTTTGAAGTGAAACAAAAGGCAGGTTGGTAACCGCCGTTTGCATTTTTTACCTGAAAAACGTCATCTGCCCCGTCGTTTTCTGAGTTGGCTTCGTCATTGAAAGGCGTTACACCAGAAATATAATCTCCTGAAGTAATCCTTCCGCCAGTGTTGTTGTAATAAACAGATATTCTTCCTGTAGTAGAAAGACCTAAGTCGTATCCATTAAGAAGGTTGTTGCCAATGGCAAACTGCCCTGGGTCAACAATCATTCCTTCAAACCTATCCCCAGTATCGCTCGACTCTCCGACCAGGAAAATAGCCCTTAAAAGCTGTCCACCTCCAATGCTGTAAATCTGGCTCCAAAGTAAATTTGTATTTGTTCTAATTCCACCGTAATATTTACCGTCAATTAGCTGTCGATTGGCGTAAATAATAGGAATGGTACTTCCAATTTCAACAACGTTTTGGACAGTATCAAAACCGCTTTTAGCCGTAAATTGATCTCCTCTAACAATAGTCTGCCCGTCTACGTTTCTTGTTCTTACATCAGGAGCTTTTCTTACTTGGGGCTTGGGTGCTAGTAATGCCGACGCAGCAGAAAGAATAAGACCAATCGCCAGGTTGATCAGAATAATGGTGAATGGTTCTAAAGCAACAGGCTCTCCAGGTCTTAGCTTGCTGTGTAAAATCGCCTGTCGGCAGAAAAAGACATACTGCTCTTCAGACATCCCAGTGATGTCAATAATCTCCCGATCCTGCGGGAGAAGCATGATTCGATTTTTGTTGGGACTTAGCATTATCTCAATGAAATGTTTCCGGTAGAAGGAAGCTCCCCGACGCTGACCTGGGTAAGGACACGCCTTGGGATGTTTGCTTCAATTGCGTCCAAAGGGTTACCCAGTCTTACCTGTAGCCTACTCGTATCATGCTCAAATCCAAGCACTGCGTACAGCTCTTCGCTGTAACGGTTTGTCTCAACCAACGTATCTGGGTCAAGCCATACCGTGCGTATCTCCGCAAGCCAACGTTGATCTGATGCTGTTTGAAAAATACTTAAATCCAGTTGATTTACAGCAAAAACAACTGCCGCTGAAATATTGGCAGCCTGTATGTCAAGCGTCCCACCACTAAAGCCGAACCCGGCAAACACATAGCTTGTGCCTAAATACGTGCGCGACTCGCCTTGGAAAAAGTTTTGGAAGGCGTAGCCAGTGCTTGAACCTTCAAAGTTAAGCAGTTTTAGGTAAGTGCCAATCGCAAGCATCAACCAAGCCCCACTTTTGACCTTGACGCAGGTCGCTGCCTTAGGTCAGAAAAGACTTGGCTACGAGCCTTGCGAGAAGCGGACTCAGAAAGCGCAAGACCTTGCTCAACGGTGAGATATTCCACATTGTTGATTACGGTAGTGTCCAGCTTAACTCTGATCGGTTCTGACATTTCAGTTGCTTGACGTTCTGCGGCTTTGCGCTCAATCACACGCTCCATTGACATTGAACTTGACGATACAGCTGCTTGACTTTGAGCAATGGCTTGTTGAGTTGAGTAGTTATTGCTGATGTAATTGCGGCTCTCGGCCATTCCATCTTTACCGAGATCACCAGAGTTTCCAGCGGCACCTAGCGGACCACCGCCAGAGATAGCAGCACGACTTGCCGAAAAGACATCGTTTGGAATAATGGTTCCGTTGCCTGAAGGAACCATAAGCTCAGGCCCACGCTCGCCAACGATGTAAGGCGTGTTTGCACTGACTGGGCCGCCTGCGGCGCGTTGAGCGATGCCGAAGTTTGGGCCGAGAGTTCCGATCCCGCCAACTTCACCACCACCTGCTCCTAGCGATGTGCTCCCAAGATTGAATCCTCCGCCACCAGGCAGCAACTTAACAACAGTATTTAAAATCGCTATCGTCACCATTTTCGCAATAATCTGCCCCGCCATATCCAAGAAATAACTGGCAACACTTTTGAAAAAGTCAGACAATGCCTGCTTCGCACTTGTGGCACCAGTGATTGCATTTGTGAACGACTGAGAGAATGCACTGCCAATAGCGTTTGCTGCGCCAGTGATTTGGTTGATTGGATTTACTAGATCTTCTAGCTCTGTTTTCAAACTGCGAATGTTTTGTGTTAATCCCTCGGCAACTGTTGGGTCTATGGTTTGGCGGAACTGGTCAAGACCTCTGGCTTGCTGATCAGAGCTTAGGCCAAGCTTTGGATCTGCAAGCTCTTCTTTCTTCCTGGCAAGCAAAATTTTATTGTAATCACTAGACGAAATCAAGCCTAATTCTTTTTGTCTGTCAGTGAACTGCTCCTCAAAAGACTTTCTTTGCTTGTCTAGCTCGGCTGTTATTTCTTTATTAAATTTCAGGCGCTCTACTTCTTGCTCTGTTAAAAGCGCCTCTTTCTCAATCCTTGCAAGCTGGAGATTGTTTTGATCGTCTAGTTGCTTGCTTTGAACCCTTGCAACATCCAACCCTTTTGATTGAGCATTCACTATCTGTATCGCCCTTTGTCTTGTAAGTTCTTCAAGGCTTACGATAATCTGATTTACTTTTAACCTTTCCTGCTTCTGCTTTAAGGCAAAAACCTGCGCTTTATTCCCTTCAAACTCTGCTTTTAATATTTCAATTTCAATCGCTTTATTCTCCTTCAGTACTCTTAAAGCTGCATCGCGAGCAAAAGCCCCCTCTAATATGCTGAAATCGGCTCGCGCTGGCCTTTTGGTCTTGCCTGGACCGTTACCGTCGCCATCGCCATCTAGGTCGGCGGAAGGGGGAGTGATTTTGTTAGGTCCGGCAAGCTTGGAAGGCTTATATTCAGGGAATAAAGAATCACCTTTTTTGCCTGCCCTCTCAATAAAGCTTGGAGCTAAGGCAACTTCATCCAGCTTTGCCTGCATAAGCTTATTGAAAACTTCTTGATACCTTGGCCCTGATTCATTGGCCCTAAGGGCTGCCCCCAGAGGGCCGCCAAACTCTTCTTCTACCTGTTTTCTAGCTTTAGTTTTTATCCCCTCAACAGTTTTTTGATCAATTTGCTGAAGTTTTAGCAAAGTGTTAATAGCTCCAACAGCTTTACCCACAACAGCGTTAATGCCGTTTGTTAAAAATGTAAAAACTGGACCGAAAGTCTTAGCTATACCGTCAGCCAGGTCTTGGAGTAAAGAAGATATGTCCTCATACGCTACAATTACAGCGCCAATTATCATTTTTATCTGTTTTTCATTGTCAATAACAAAATCAACTATTTCTTTCAGTAAGCCTTGGAATCCTGCGCCAACTGAACCAAAAAAGGAACCATAGATTTCCATAGCTCTTTTTAGAGCGATGTCCAATCTCAAGCCTGCCTTTTCAGGCCCACTGGCTAGCGATTTTGCAAACTCTGCATAATCCTCGCCTTGCTTCTCGGCAAAAAGGACAAAGTCAGCAATTGTTACTTTTCCAAGCTGGAAATCTTTTGCAAGCTGAGGGAGTGTTCTATTAGTTGCTTCTGCAAACTTTGCCACGGCTCCTGGGATGCGCTCGCCGATTTGCCCAGAAATCTCCTCAGCGGTCGCCTTACCTTTGCTCAGAACCTGAGTTGTCGCAAGGAATAAAGCCTGCAAATCTTCTTGCGATTTGCCAAACGCAACGCCAGAAGCAGTAATTCCTTCGTATATCCCTTGAGTCTGTTTAACAGTTAAGTTGTTAGCCCTACCTGCTGCTGCGACTCCCGTATAACCCTTAATTACGTCTAAAAGAGAAACTGCATAGTCGTTGCTAATTCTTCTCGCAAATTTTAAGTTTTTATTGTAATCAACAATATCTGTAGAAACCCCACCAAGGGTCGCTTTGGCGAGATTTAATTTAGCGTTATATTCCGCAACGGCACCGGCAGCTTTTCTTAACTGTCCCAGCTGTGCTCCAATTGTTGCGCCTACGATAGCGCCAGGAACTCCACCAACAACTCCACCCGCTAAAGCGCCGATCGCACCCTCAGGCCCACCAAATACCCCGGCACCTGCAACCGTGCCTGCAACTTGAGCAGCACCCCTAAATCTTCCACCACCACTACCCCTTCGTTCAGCCTTGGCAAGCTTCTTGTCCAATTTGGCAAGCTCAACCCCCGCCTCCTTGAACTCTTTGCTCATAAGGTCTGCAGAGTCCCTTACAGCCAACAGCTCATTTTTTTGCGCACGAAGAGCCTTAATTGAGTTCTTGGAATATTTAACGACAGTGCCGCTAGCCTCTTTCAAGGCTCTATCTATCTTTTCAATCTCACCCCTAGCTTCTTTGAACTCCTTACTGTTCAAGTCAACAGAACGCCTAAGAGCTTCAAACGCATCTCTTTGGGCGTTTAAGTTATTAATTGATTTGACAGATGATGATTGAAGCTGTTTTAACTTTTGGAGTAATTCTGAAAAATTGTTCTCAGCGCCGTCTACCTCAGCCGAAATCCTCTTCATCGAAGACTTGAGCTTCTCAAGTCCCTGAAGGCCATCAATCTGAGCCTTAATCTTTAGAACGGTCTCGTTATTTGCCATTACTTATCAGACTTGTTTAATTCTGAGAGGGCTGCGGCTTCCATCACCTGAAGTTCCTCCAGCATCTCACGGGGATTCTCTACATCATAAAGGGACATCAGTCCTGACGCACCAAGCAAAACCTCATACTTCAAGCCAACGTAACCTCCCATCGTGACAGTCCACTGCGTCTGCATTCGCAAAAACATCAATAACGCTTCCCAATTCTCTTCCCACACTTCAAAATGCTCTTCTTCAGGTGCGGCCTGATGCTGCGGCTTCAATCCAAATGCCGCTGCATCATCACCACTTTTATCTTCTACCCTCTTGCCGCCTTTCGCCCAATACTCAACGGCACCTTTTAGTTTCCCAGCTTGGCCCCCTCAAACGTCTCGGTGTAAGCCTGCAGCACACCGCGAATCCAATAAGCATCATCAGCAAATTCTTTCATAGTTGCCTGAGCAAACGGTACAGGCTTGCCTTCTTCGTCCTCGATACCGTCCCATCCGATCAATACGGACTTAAGTAGATCGAAATCGCCTTTATCGGCGAGCTTCTGAAACTCAGACCTTGGAACACGCTTAAAAACTGCATCAAAAGTTGAAGTCTCAAAAACTCCACCATCGGCAGGCTCCTCAACTTTCACGGGCCATTTGAAAGTCTTGACCTTTTTACGAACGAAAGCCATTGAGCATATTTAACTGCAATTAGCTTACAGCAATAAAAAGGCCGTGCTCTCCAACACGGCCATGGTTCCACTAAGGGCCTTGGCTCCCTCGGATCAAGTGTACACTAAACTCAGCTCATCATTCCCAGCAGTAGAGGGAATCGCAGTGTACGGGATGTTGAGCATCGCAATGCCGTCTTGGTCGGCATAGCTCACGTCCCCGATGTCGATCCTGGTGCTAGCAAAGTCAACAATGTTTCCTGCGGTTGTGCCGTGCTGGAACGTGAGGTTGCCCAGCGCATTGTCAGTCAGTGCAGCAGTGAAATAATCCTTCGTGGCGATAGAGATCATCTCCATACTCACGGTTCCGCTGGCTTGGCGATCAGTAATGATCACCTCCTTGTTGCATCCAATCAACTCGCGGTAAACGACAGAGTTACCAATGTCTAAACTAATTGACTGCAGACAGCCAGAGTAAGAAAGCAAGGAGAAGGTGTCTGTGTTGCCGTTCTTGAAGATCAGCGGTGTTGCTTGGTTTGCGTAGGTGACGCTAGGCAGTGCTGAATCGTCAGGAGCGTTATAGATCCCAGTAAACGTAAAATCAATCGTGGGAATTTCACCTACGCTTCCGTTCAAAGTAAAGGTTCCTCTAGCGCCAGTCACTTTGTGGCGGACACCATCGATGTTGTAGTGGATAGTGACTGAGCTGAATGATGAGCTAACTGGCGCGTAAGTAACACTGACGCCAGCAGCAACGGTCTCGCTAAAGCCACATGCCTGAAGAGCCTTGCCGTACTGAGGCGCGGTGCCAGCAGTGCCAGACCCCGCTAACTCAACGCTGAAAGTACATTCAACGCGAGTGTTAGCCAGCAACTGTTCAGAAGCGCCTAAGTAAGGACGGATTAAATCACGTCCAACAACTTCACTTTGCTGCGGGGTGATGTTCAGATCCCTCACCAAAACCGCGTCGGTTCCGGTTGGAGTCGGATCGACTCCGTAGAGAGATTCTGTCTCTACCAGAATCAGTCGTTTGCGTAGAAGAAGTGGTGCCATTTTCTTGTGGGGGGTCGGCGGGAAGTGTTCGCTTGATCAGAGTGCGTTTTCCGGTTTCTGGATCGAGAAAATACGACCCACCTTGACCGCTGTACTCGTCTTTCATCGTAATCCTTGCAACTGCTTAAACCTTAGTAAAGAGTAAGGTCTCCTACTTGCGTTCTATAAAGCACTTCGTAATCGCAAGAGAAAACACCTGCAGGCTGATCAGCATCAAAGAAATCAAAATTAGTGATTACAGGCTGAACATCAATAGCCAACCCACCAAGGGTCAGGTCTGCCATTAACAATGAGTGCAGTGATTCAATTACGGGATCAGCGTCCGTGTAAGCATTGGGTGATCGAATTGTAACGATAACTCTGACCCTTAGAGTCCAGTCAAGCTTGGGCAGGCTTGTGTTCTGCTGACAGGTGTCAACAGTTGGTTCCACGATGATCGCAGGAGATTCAGCTCTAGCGAACGCGGTAACCCTGGATCTGTATACTCTCCCGCTAACGCCAGCAGTGCTTGCCAGTGTCGTGGCGATATGGGACAAAATTTGCTCGCGTCTAGTAGTCATCAGTCACACATCACAGAACCTTCGTAAGACTGACCCGCACCAATAGAAGAAGCAGTCGACCTTACATAAAGCACAGGTTTATTCGCATAAGTATGATGATCAATACCGCTTCCACTATGAGAATGAGTCTCAAGCTCAAACCAGTCCGTTCCGTTTAGAGATCCTTCGTGAACAGTTGTAATATTGGAACCAATAATTTTGTCAACAAAGGTGTAACTGGTTCCGGCAAGTTTTACGGCAGGAGTCGATCCATCAGCAGTAAGAGGTTCCCAAAAGTGAATGTTCTTGGCGTTCTCAGAAAAGTAACCGAGTTCAATAGTCATTAGCTCTTCATCAGCATAATCTCAACGAACTTTCCGTCATCAAGAAAGTTCGTGCTTCTAACAGTGTAATTGACACCATCGACTGATACCGCATCGCTGTGCAACAAACTCCCAAACTTTGACGATTCACAAGTCAGCTTGTAGTCAGTCGTCAGAACCACTCCGTCAGCAATAATCTCACTTGGCATGTCCAATATGCCTACGCCAGAAACAGATCCCGCGACGACAGGAACCGCAAACTCGTCGATGTCCAGGAAAACGCTTAAATCTTCAACAAATGCCATGAGAAAGGCCCGGACGAACCGGGCACGTAAGACTATCAGGCGTACTTCAAAGCACCAAAAGCATTGACGCTATAGGTATGAGTTGAAGTTGATACTGTCGAAACAGCCTTGATGTAACGCTTGGCGCTACCTTTCGCAAACACTAAAGTCTGCTTACTTGCGCTTGTGCTTACTTGAGTAAACGCAGCGTCAGTAACATCAGAATAAGTGCCACCAGACGTGTCCGCTGATTGGATCTTGACATCCAAGGTCGATGTTCCGCCATTCTCAACATCGAGGATGACGCAAATGTCGCCTTCGTAATCATTCAGGTCAACAGCGGTTCCGTTAAGAGCCGATGTGCGCGAAGCTGTTGGTGCTAACGCAAAATGCGAAAGCTTTTCTAGGCCAACAGAAAGAATTGTCATTGTTCCTCTCCAAGAGAATTTTTTGAACGTCCTCGTTTTGAAGGAGGCTTAGGTGGGCAAGAAGGAGCCTCTTTACTAACAGCAGGTGCTGGCTTCTCAACAGCGACTTTTGCCTTGTCGCTATTAAGAAGAATATTTGCTGTCTGCTGATCAACTTCAATAAAGGAGCCTGCTTTCACAGACTCCCCGTTGATCATCACTCCCCGTGTGATCTCAACCTTCATGTTTTTCAGCTAGCGAAGCAGAAACATGCAGGCTGTTTAACACCGAAGTCAATGTCTTGCAAGGCAATAACGCGAACGGTGCCAGCAGTTGCGCCAGCATAAGGATCAACAGTCAGATCCAAGCCTGACCACATGCCCATCACGAACTGTGAGAAATCACCAAACAGTGCATCGTTGTTGAGCAACTGATTGGAAACAATTACGGGGTAACCGTTGATTTCATCGTTTTCGTAAACGAAATCACCGCTGCCAGCATCTTTCTTGGTTGACTTAAGAGCACCGCGAGCAGAAGCATTGATGATGTAACGCATTGCGCCAATATCACCGTTAGCGGCTGCAACGTCAGTCTCCATAGCAATCATCTCTTCAAAAGTCCCGAAACCTGTAAGGGTCTCAGATCCAATACCACTGACGTTGGTCAGGCCCTGAGGCTGGTTAGAAGAGCCGGTGCCGTAAACAGCAGCGCGGTCAATTTCAAGCGCAATCACGCGAGCAAGATCATTGCGGATCATGCCTTCAACGTCAATGCTGCTTTGAAGCAGAAGACGCCTTGAATAGTCAACAAATGCACCCACGGTTTTGGGTGTCATATTCACCTGATCAATGGCCTGCTGAGATTCGGTAGGAGAAGCGTTTTCGCCAACCCAGTAAGCAGTGCTCGCACTTGTCTGGCGAGGAATTGATACATTGCCTTGGAGGCCCGTCAGCATCGTTGCGCCAGCCTGTGAAATTGACAGACGGTTACGAAGCAGATCGATGAAGGATCCAGCCAGAAGCACATCGTCAACCAAATCACCACCAGCTGTAGGTGTGCCTACAACCAAATCGCGACGTAGAACCTCGTTGGGAATGACGATGCCGTTTGAAGAACGCTCGTACTGCTTAGCAGCAGCCTCGCCAACTTCAATTTCAAATGCTGCATCGCGACGAGCCTTAGCATCACCCTGGTTAGAGAGATAGTTCAGAGCTTTGACGAAGCTGAAGCTCCGGGTCTCCTTATCGGAGAGGCCGATGTCGTTGGCGGTGATGCTGTGTTCCACGGGTTGAGTTCCGATTTTTTCTAGGACAGCAGCGCGAGCCTCATCGACGGATTTGCCGCCAGAAATTAGTTCGCGTGCGAGATCGGAGAGGTTGTGACGCTCACCGAGTTTGTTGATGGATGCAATCCGGTTACGTTCGGCCTCTACGGCCTCGGACCGGATCACCTCCACATCAGTTGTGGTGCTTTCCATGACTTCAGTCACTGTGTTTACGGGAGATGCGGTCGAAGCCGCAGTTTTGGTATCGGAGTCAACGTCCTCTAAAGAACGATCAACTTCGAGTTTGATTTCGGTATTGGGTTCTACTAAAGAGCGCCCAATCCCGACAGTTGGATCAGCGGGTAAACTGACCAAACTAATTTCGTAGCCTCGCCAATTCGTGGCTACGAACTCACTTTCGCGCTCCTCCATTTTATCAATGGAATAACCGAAAGAAACGCCGCGAATTATTCCATCGCGAACGTCGTCGAGCATTTCTTGCGCAAGTTTATTGCGCGAAAAACGCACTTTGGCATAACCACGCTTTTTCTCGCCATCAATCCATGCACGCTCGACAACGCCGATCATGCGATCTGGATCATGGTTATAAAGAAGCGGTGCGCCATCATTAAGCCGCTCAAGATTTGCGGCTGTCATTTCATGGCTCAGGACTTCGTTTCCAAAGTAACGAGCCACGGGATATTCAGAGCTGAATGGAAACTCCATGCTCCTTTCATCAAGCATTCTGAAACTTGTGGCTTCAGATCGTTGAAAGGTTTTGCCCTCAAGGTCGCGTGAAACGTTCCCCTCTTCTTTGTCAAAAGCGGCATAATGCACCTCTTCTTGTACCTCCATTTCGCGTAATGCTTCGATCTTTCTCAGTGTACTAAATTTGTGTCCTGCATAAACATCAGTCTCTTCCCAGCCTTCATCGCCTTCGCGATAAATTCTGATTAATGCAGCAGGATCGTCTTCCTCTCCATTAATAGTCACATCTGCGTCAGGAACCTCTAGCTGGCCATCACGGACGATCCTTGTTATGCGACCCTGAGCGTTGCCCCCTGAGGAACTCCACCGCACAAAATCTCCAACATCTAAAGCGTCAGGTTCGGCGCGAACTTCTTCTTGATTCATTGCACGATCCATAGATTCAACAATACGGTCTGACCATGTTTTACCAGAGTCGCCACCCCAAGCGGCCCAAGCAACTCTGCCAGGAGAAGGATAACCCTCTTCGCCTGGACTAAAGCCTTCAGCTTTCTTGTCTACTTCGTGACGCGCAAACCATGCGCTCATCGTGATTACTGTCTCATCGCTCAACTCATTACCGCTCAAAATTTGAGTCGCACGACGAGAAGCAACTTCAGTGCCTCCCTTCATTCCACCCTCTTTCCACTTTTTATAACGCTGCGCTTCTTCACGCATCCCATCGTTTGGCATAAATGGCATTAATCAATTACCTCCGGGGGCTGCTCAATAATGTCACGATCAAGCTCAACGTTAAGATCACGGGCTGCTTGCTGTTCCATTGCAATCTCACTCAAGTTGTCGAAGAAGTCTCCGCCGAGTCTTGAGACAATTTGAGCTTTCGTATAGTACCCCGCATTTTCCATCTCACGGTAAGCCTTAGCCTCTTTAAGAGGATCGACCCAATCCCATCCGCGAGCCATCCATCTAGGCGTGTCGTATCGCTCTGGCCTTTCCTCGTAATCGGAAAACGGTAGCTCTCCAGCAAGCACAGCCAAGCCAAGCCACTCACGGAATACCCTCATGTGAAAGTTTTCAATTAAATAGCTCTGCACTACCTTCCAATGCTCTCTATCTTCGAGCAGACTCAAACGACTACTGCTGTAGTTAGTGTCTGAGAAATCACGCGACAAAGTTTCATAGCTGCAGCCAAAGCCTGAAGCAAAACGGCGAACCTTGTTTTTGACAAACATCTCAAACTGCTGGTCCGGTGAACTGATATTTGGAACCTCAACATTCTGGCCAGGCTCTAAATACTTCCACATGCCAGGCTCAAACTCGCTAATTCTGCGGCTGTCTTCAACATCATCGCCGTCAAGCTCGCCTTCTGGGCTAGTGACAAAGCCCATAACACTTGCGCCAGCGCGAGCACGAATTACAGCGGCTTCTTCGTATCCTTGCAGCTGATGCGCGTCAGCCATCACGGAATGGAACCAAGGCACTCCGCGATTCTGCTGCGGCCTTTCTGGCAAAAACAAATGGATTACATCTGATGCTGGAAGGAATACATGCTTCCCCTCTTTTTCGGAAACATTTTGGAACCAATAATCACCAGGGTGTCGAGTTAAAAACGCATAACGTACTGGGCGTCCCCATTCATTGATTTCAACTCCCATCCTCCACTCATTGCGCCTAGCGAGGGTCGGCCCTTGGTATTCCTCATCTAATACGTCAGACTCAAGCATTTCAAGCGCCAATGGCACCTTGCTGCTGCCGAACGGACGCCTAATGATTCTGAACAAAGCCTCACCTGACTCAGGCAATGCACCAGTAGCAAGCCATTCCATCATGTGAAAACTGTGCTTTCCAGCAACATCGCAGTTCTCGCCGCGAGTCCAGAAGCGCCATTTTTCTTCAATTAAGCGATTAGCCGAATCGTTTAGCTTTCTCCCCCTTAGTTGCTGAACTTGAGATTGAAGCTTGATGCCACTGCCAATAACATTGACTTGCGTGGTCCTCTTTGCTTGCTTGGCATACGGATTGTTCCGCACCATCTCCCGAGATCTGTCTCGGAGCTTTCTTATGCTTGTACGGATTTCAGCGTCAGCACTCGCCTGAGTGCTCATCCAATCGCTAGTTAAACGAGAAACAACAGCGCCTGCATAATTACGCCTACGTCTGCGCAGGTCTTTAGGGATAGGCTGAAGGCCGAATCTTCTAAGTAAGTTTGTTCTTAATCCCATCAGGCTTGACCAAAGCGAACATACAGATTTTTAGGATCGCCTAATCCTGAAGCGATCATCTTAGCCTTGTTTTCTTTTGCAACTATTGATTTCAGCCTAGTCTCCAATACTAAAAGCTCTGAAATATCGTACCGCTTTAAGTTGCGCGTCCCGATTCTGTACTCTTGAACTGCACCCCCACCAAGCAAAGCTCGAATCGCTGCCTTTACGGCATCAAGATCTTTTTGCGCTTGACTCCTGCCGTCAAATGCTCCGGGTGAGCCTGTGTAGGACAAAGAAGGCTGAAGCTCAACCTGGCCTCGACTGTATTCCTGAGTCGTGCTGTCGCTGATTTTAGTTAATACAGCCTGAAAAAACCAATCAGGGCTTGCGTTGACTGATGCAGTATCAGACGCACTTAAGGTTGTTTTCCAGCCGCTGTTGTAAGGGACTGATGCTGCTGTTAAGCCTTGCGCGTTTGTATTCAGTCGAAAATAATAAACAAGACTATGGGTTGAGCTGGTTACAGCATCTCCGAAAACGTCAACGGTCTCGGAATCAGTCCACACCGCATCCACGCCGCTAGTTATGGATGGAGGGATTCCCATCTAAAAAGAGCACTTGATATTCAGCAGTCTAACTCTTACCACTGATTAATGAAACTCTTTCTTGTTCTTTTGGAGGAACTGGACGGCTTGGAATCCTTGCGCTCTTCAGGTAAACGCTCCAACTGATCCCATAGCGTTCGGCGGTCTTTAATTTGATACACCCGATTCAATGCTGCGTATGCGTAAACAAGTTCGTCCAATGCTTCATTCCTTGCGCTACTCTTCTTGACCCAAATCCTTTCAGGGAAACCATTCCTGAACCTGAGCACCTGCTTTTCTGCAGTCAGCTCCTCGAAATAATCTTTATCGACTGTTGGATAAAAATGCAAATACCCTGCGCCCACATCGTTGTGCTTCAGCCTTCCGAACAATAATGACTTAATCGTGTCCGATCCCACCGGGAACACCTGCGCACCTTTCTTAAGGGTCTTACCACTGGCATTCAGGTCAACCTTGCTTGCCTTGCCAATTGGCGGCTTGTTTTTAGTTGACATACCCTTGATTGCAACAACTCCTAGGCTCTGTCGTTCCCTGGCGTATTGATACACCTCGCTGGTGTGGTGACCGCCAGAGTCAATTGCCACAATCATTGGCTTCAACTCGCGACCGTCTTCCGACCTGTAAGGGGTCTGCACGATCTCATCTAACTGCTTCCAAACCTCTTTCCTTGACGGGTCACCGTAAATTTTCACTCTGTCGATCAGCCAACCCTGCTCTTCACGACCCCATCCCCAAACACTGAGCGACAATCGATCATCCTGCGTATCACAGCCGACAGTCAACAGCAAAGTCTCCGTGGGCACTACACCCTGCTTGTACTTCTCCTCAGCTGAGCGTTCGCTGAGAGCATCTGCACCCACCTTCGACGCATATTCGTCTTCCCACGTCTCGCCCAGAACAGTGTTCACGAATGTCTTTAGCTGCTCTGCGTCGTTTTTCGCATCAAGGAACTCTTCAACCAGCGTTGACCAGCTCGCATTAGGGCTATAGCTATACGCCGCCCAAATATGAAACGAAACATGCTTACCATTACCAGGCGCGGTGGGCCGCCACTCGCCGCGTTCAACCATCCAACGTTTCTTTGCGGCTGGGATCCATACTCCACAGCCCTCACAGCAGTAACTAGCAGTGTCGGGGTCGTTGTCGTGCCACTTCATATTCGCCCATTTCAAATACTGCATGTGACCGCAGTCAGGGCATGGCAAGAAATAGCGCCTCTGATCACCCTGCAGAAACATTCGCTCTACACGGCTGAAATCTTTAACCGTTGGCGTTGAACCAGCAACGATCTTTCTGTTCCAGTAATACTCAGTGCGCCTAATGCCAAGCTTGATCTGGTCGCCTTCAGTGCCAGCCGAGGGTGGGTAGCCGTCAACCTCATCAAATAGCACCACTCGCCTACTCACACGCCTAAAGCCACGCGGACTGTTGGCACCTACCAGGCTCAGGCTCCCGCCAGGGAATTGCTTCTGCAGGATCGTGTTGGCTCCGTCCTTTGACTTCGCCTCGCTCACCACACCCTTAAGGCAA